AGTACAATATACCTAAGGAGTAAACATGAGTGGACGTGGATACATTGCGGAAGAACCCCCTCAAGCATGTCAAATGTGCGGGGTGATCGCAGAATGCAGACCATATGGTCCTAAGGATGAAGAAATTTGCTTTGAGTGTGCAATGAAAGACCGTGAGACTACAGAGCGTAAGATGGCAATATACCTATTTGGAGACGATGACGAATGAAATTCAGGTACTTAGTGAAGCACAATAAAATCACTACATCAGAAGTAAAGGCATACAGTGTCCAAAATGGTATACCAATGCAACAGGCAAAAGAAATTCTTGTAAATCGTACAGAGCCTGTGCTACAATACAAAAGATTTTTCAGATGGGTAGATGTACCAACAGTTTATAAGGAACATGAATGAATATTGATTTAAACAAATATAAGGATTTTGTAGAGGAAGTTACAAGTCAAGCTAGCGATGATCTTACCACTTTTCTTAGTCGGTGTGATGAGTTAGACGGTAACTATAATGTAGAAACACAGTCACATGGTCCTGATATTAATGTACCATTGCTACTGACAGCAGCATTAGGGCTAGCAGCGGAAACAGGCGAGTTTTGTGAAATTCCTAAAAAGATATTCTTTCAGGGCAAACCACTTAATGAAGAAAATGTGTTTCATATGAAACGAGAATTGGGCGATGTTATGTGGTACTGGGTCAATGCATGTAGGGCACTTAATCTTGATCCAAACGAAGTTATTGGAGAGAATGTGCGAAAGCTTGAGTCACGCTACCCTGGCGGAACTTTCGATCCTTATTACAGCGAGAACCGCAAAGACGGTGATTTGTAATTAAGCCCTTCTCTAGATAAATACAATATCTGGAGAATTTTTATGGCTTCACCTTACAATTTACAAGAATTAAAAGAAAATCTTTTTCGTGATCTGAGATATCGTTTAGGTGACGGTATAGTTGATGTTGAACTTGATCCTGAACATTTTGAAGCAGCCTATCGTTATGCTGTTAGAATTTATAGACAACGGGCTCAAAACTCTACTATAGAATCATACACATTATTGACTATAGAAAAGAATAAAGATTCATACATTTTACCTGATGAATTTGTAAATGTAAGACAGGTATTTCGTAGAACAGTTGGGTTAGAAACAGGACCATCTGCAAGCAGTTTTGATCCCTTCAGTAGTGCAATTCTTAACACTTATCTATTAAACTATAACTATGCAGGTGGACTGGCTACATACGATTTTTACGCACAGTACATTGAACTTGCAGCCCGTATGTTTGGTGGATACGTTATTTTTACATTTAATCCAGTAACGAAAGAATTTAAAATGGTTCGTGATCCAAAAGGAAGCGGTGAAAAAATTTTGATTTGGGCAGATATTCAACGACCTGAGATAGAATTATTATTAGATCCAGGTGCAGGCATTTGGATAGGAGATTGGACACTTAGTCAGCTTAAATTGATTTTAGGTGAGGCACGTGAAAAGTTTGCAAGTATTGCCGGCCCAGCAGGTGGCACAACATTAAATGGGGCAACGCTTAAATCTGAAGGTAAAGCTATGCAAGATCAACTATTAGAAGATTTGCGCAGGTATGTTGACCATAGCCAACCATCTATTGCCGACTATCTCATTACTGAACACGGTTTTAAAAAAGAATCTTGGGCTGGATCGCTAAAAGATGCGATTGCACACATATTTAATTGGGAACGTGACCTACTAGAGGGTACTACTAAGTATGCACGTGAGTGGCGTGAACAAGTTGATCCATGGTGGAGTGAGAGATTAGGTATAAAAGATTTAACTCCAAGATACATTTTACAGCAATGGGGCACCGAAGTAGGTCGTCAAAGCTTCCATGACGATATTTGGGTAGCAAGTTTAGAAAATAAACTACGTCAAACTAAAGACGATGTGATAATTACAGACACACGTTTTCCCAATGAATTAGCAGCAATTAAAAGATTAGGTGGAATTACTATTCGTGTGCATCGTGGACCTAAACCTGACTGGTACGATGATGCCATTGCGGTTAATAAAGGGCCTAGACATATTGGTTGGTCGCTTAGTAAAGATAGATTATCAAAGCTAGGGATACATCCTAGTGAATATATGAGTGTAGGACTAGCATACGACCATGAGATCCATAATGATAGCACTATTGATGACTTGTATAGTTGCGTAAAGCATATGCTGGAATTAACCTAGTCTAATTCCAAATCACCGCGTTTCCATACAACTTCTTTACGTCTTACAATTTCAATGCAATTAAGGCACACACTTCTGAGGTTGCTTAATTCATTATTTTTAAGATTTCCATCTATGTGAAAAACTGTTATTTGACTATCATAAATTTTTCTAAAGCCACATAAATCACATGTGGGTTTTTTCTTGTATCCTGCAATTTTCCAACTAGGTTGTTGCAGCGGAATTTGCTTGTTTTTTCTCCTACAATCCTCACATTTACTGCGGTAATGTCTAACTCCGTTACGATAGTAGTTAGCGGCGCAATGATTTTTATTGCATACTTTGCAGATAGGTCTAGACATAATCATATTTATTCTAACTCTTCGGGAAGAGTCAACGTACCGTTTTTTCTCAAATTTTTAATAAATAATATTATACTAGGGAGTTAACCCTCAAAATCATAACATTAAAGGAATATTTAAAATGGCTCTAACATCACCAGGCGTAGAAGTTACAATAATTGATGAAAGTAATTATTCTCCTGCCCAAACTAATTCTGTACCTTTTGTGCTAATAGCTACAGCTACGAATAAAGCTAATCCTGCTAATACAGGAGTAGCTCCTGGAACAGTCGCAGCAAATGCTAATAAACTATACAAAGTTACAACACAACGTGATCTTGTTAATTTATATGGCAATCCATTCTTCTATAAAACTACGAATGGAACTCCAATACAGGGTTACGAATTAAATGAATATGGTCTAGCTGCAGCATACTCTGTGTTAGGAGTTACAAATGGTTGCTGGGTACTACGTGCAGATATTGATTTGGCGAGTCTTATTGGTACTTTAACAAGACCAAAAGGCAACCCAGCCGATGGTACTTATTGGTTAGACACAACATCTACAAGATGGGGAATATTTGAATTTAATAAATCAACTGGTAAGTTTACAGAAAAAAATCCTATTGTTTTAGTTAATGATGCTGATCTAGTCGGTGGATATCCACTACAAAGTATTGGTAACATAGGAGACTATGCAGTTGATGCAAGAGATCCAATAACTATTGATACCTTTAATCAAAGTCATTATTTTTATAAAACCCTTGCGAATAGTTGGGTACAAATAGGCACAGAAGATTGGCTAAAGGCTATTCCTGCGATAACTGGCACAGTTAGCAATCCAACATTAAATGCGGGAGCAACGTTTACTATCAATATATTAGGTTCATTATTAAATTATAATACAACAATAACGGTGCCTGCAGCGCCAAATAATACTGCATTGGGAGTAGCGAATGCAATTAATAATTTAGGGTTCGGAGATTTAAGTGCAGATGTAACTAACGGTAGGTTAAATATTTACTTCTCTCCTGTACCAGACATCGAAGATCATATTCCTTATATGGAATTATCTTCAGGATTTACTGTGCTAACTGATTTGGGTATAGATTCATCAACTAGATATTATGCTCCTGAAGCATACAATGGCCCTTCATCGGCAATGCCATTATGGACACAAGGGCAACTTACTCCTCATCCAACTGGTTCATTATGGATTAAAACATCTGTAAGCGGAAACGGAATGAATATTAATTTAAGTAGATTTAGTGCAGCTACATCTACATTTATTCAAAAGCCAGTGTCAATATATAGAAATCTAAATGAAGCGACTGCTCTTATTGATAGAACAGGTGGACAAAATATTCCTGCAGGTACAGCAATAGGAATATTTAATACATTCCAAGAATCAAGTAATATTAGTAATAATATATATTTCTTTGAAAGATTAGCAACTGGTCCCACAGTAATTACTGGTACAGTAAATAATCCTGTACTTCCAAATAGTGCGCAAATTTACGCTGGTGTTTCGATGCCTGGTCAAGTAGGTACATTTGATAGCCCTTCATATTTAATTTCACTTCCAGCAGCTGGTGTAGTAGGGCCAACAGAATTTGTTACTGCATGGCAGGCTGCTAACATACCAAATACAACTGCAAGTGTAACAACGACAGGTGCAATACAGATTACTCATACTTTAGGAGGTGAGATTGGATTTACAGTTCTCCCAGGTACACCATATAGTAATGTATTAGATTTAGCTGGTTTATCCTATGCGACTAATTCTGCTGTTGAACCGTCTCCAGGAATTCGTATCGAATTCCCTAACCTACCACAATATTCAACCACGGGTGCTGGTACCGGTTGTACTATAAATGCTGTTGTTTATACAGATAGATACATTTTAACAGGCATTCCAACAGGTGGTTCTGATTATAATGTAGGAGATCAAATTACTATTTCTGGTGCGTCTTTTGGATTAAATTTCCCAGCAAATAACCTAATTGTAGAAGTTACAGCAGTGAACTCAGGCGCAGTAACAGGAATAGCTTTTGTCTCTGGTGTCTCCGCTTTAGGATATATAAGTTTGGTTTCTAATTGGAGAAAAATTACTTATACTGCTAATGAGGGAGCGCCATTTACAAATCCAATTGAAAATACAAATTGGTTCTATAGCACAATTGACCAAGTTGATATAATGGTACAACAAGGAGGCGCCTGGAAAGGGTATAAAAATGTAAATTATGACAGTTCTGGCAATCCTATAATATCAGGAACAAACGCTACGGATCCAAGAGGACCTATCATATCAGCAGATGCTCCAACTTCACAAAGTGATGGCACTCCTTTGGTGTATGGCGATCTTTGGTTAGATAGCAGCGATTTAGAAAATTATCCTGTAATTAATCGTTGGCAAAATGTTGATAGTGTAGATCAATGGGTCTTAATTGATAATACCGATCAGACTTCTGGTGATGGCATTCTTTTTGCGGATGCACGTTGGGCACCCAATGGAAGCACAGATCCAATAAGTGACCCTATTCCAACTATAGTAAGCCTGTTAACAAGCAATTATCTAGATTTGGATGCTCCTGATCCAGATATGTATCCTCAAGGAATGTTACTATTTAATACACGTAGATCAGGTTACAACGTCAAACAATTTAGATCAAACTATTTTAATGCATTGACATATGGTGATGTAGTTCTCCCAACAGTTAAAAGTGCATGGGTAACTGCAAGTGGATTAAAAGAAAACGGTAGTCCATATATGGGAAGAAAAGCTCAAAGAGCTATGGTTACACAAGCTCTAAGTGCTTCGATTTCAACTAACATGGCAATCCGAGAAGAAGATAATTTCTTTAATCTAATGGCAACTCCGGGATATCCTGAATTGCAACCGCAAATGATAGCACTAAACAATGAAAGAGCGAACACTGCTTACATAATTGGTGATACACCAATGAGACTTAGTGATCAAGCGACAGAAATTGACAATTGGGCTAAAAATGCAGCAAATGCGGCAGGCACAGGTGAAGATGGATTAGTTACACGTGATGAATACATGGGCTTGTTTTATCCTAGTGGTTTAGCAGATTTAGGAACAAATGGAAGATGTGCAGTTCCTCCAAGTCACATGATGTTAAGAACGTTCTTACGTAACGATACTATCGCTTATCCTTGGCTAGCTCCTGCAGGGACAAGACGCGGAGTAATTGATAATGCAGTTCAAATTGGATATATCGATGCGCAGACAGGTGAATTCCAAGTTATAAAAAATCGTGTAGGTATACGTGATGTTTTATACAGTAACTTTATTAATCCTCTTGCATTCTTTACAAGTGTAGGATTGGTGAATTATGGTAATAAAAATAGTAAAGATACACAATCTGCGTTAGATCGCATTAACGTAGCAAGATTAGTTAACTATGTTCGTGAAAAATTACAGATTTTAGCACGTCCGTTTATATTTGAACCTAATGATGCGTTAACTAGAAGCCAAATAACTTCAGTGGTACAAACATTGTTTGTTGATTTGGTAGCTAAACGAGGTATATATGATTACCTAGTTGTTTGTGATACTACAAACAATACCCCTGCCAGAATTGATCAAAATCAATTATGGATAGATATTGCAATTGAGCCAGTAAAAGCTGCTGAATTTATTTACATCCCTGTAAGAATTATGAATACAGGAGAAATTTCAGAGCGTGGAACTGCGATATTTGGTAATCAATAAATTTGAATAAATACAATTAAGGAGAAAAACAAATGGCAACAGCATCAGAATCACTGTTTAATATGAGTATAGGGGCAGACAATACCCCTAGTACAGCAGCATTGTTGATGCCTAAGTTACAATACAGATTTAGAGTTTTGTTTTTAAATTTTGGAGTAGGTGGTTCAACACAAGAGTTGACGAGACAAGTAATTGATGTTTCAAGACCTCAAGTAAGTTTCACTGAAATTCCAATTGATATTTATAACTCAAAATTATACCTAGTCGGCAAACATGAGTGGCAAATGACCACCGTAAACTTGCGTGATGATGCTACAGGAAGCGTAGCAAAATTGGTGGGTCAACAAATTCAAAAGCAAATGGATTTCGTTGAGCAAGCAAGTGCTGCAACAGGTCAAGATTATAAATTTCAAATTAACTATGAAATACTAGATGGTGGTAATGGCAATTCAACACCTACTGTTTTAGAAACTTGGGAATTATACGGTTGTTTCATACAAAACGTAAATTACAACACACTTAATTATGGTGAAAACGCACCAGTAACTATAAGTCTATCAATAAGATTTGATAACGCAATCCAAAGTCCTCTTGGTTCTGGTCTTGGTACTGCAGTTGGTCGTGCGTTAGGTGGAACAACAGTAACAGGTATTGGTACTTAATTATTAATGTCTGGGTTCATTGACAACCTATTAGGTGAAAATCTCGGAGAAAATTTTCTGGGCGGATTATTCGGCACAGAATATCTCCGAGATTTCCAACATGCTAGTAGAGTATTCCGTAGCGATTCTTATTCTTATAGTCCTAAACATAAGTTTTTATTTCATGTTACTTTTGAAATTAACTACGACCTAATAGGACTATCGCAAGCTTTTCCTGAAGGCACAAACACTCACTTTGGATTGGCTGTTAAAACAGCACAACTTCCAGGTTATACGTTTGATACACACATAATGAACCAGTATAATCGTAAGAGGATTGTACAGACTAAGGTAAAATATGATGATGTTACAATAAAATTTCATGATGATAACGCAAATTTAATCAGAAATCTTTGGTATGCTTATTTTACGTATTACTATAAAGATAGCACACAAAATGCTAGCGCAAGTTCTTTAGCAGGATTAGGAAACGATGCAGCTAATATTCCGCAATTTGTCAATCAATTTGCGACAAACACATCTGCATTCGACTACAATAGACGTAATACATACGATAGTTCTATATATGGTGATAACGAGTGGGGATTTATAGGTCAAAGTACAAACGATCAGATCACTGCGCTTTCAAATCTTACTGGTATTTCCAAAGCGCCTTTTTTTAAAGCAATCAATATTTTCGGATTTAATCAACATATGTTTGCTCAATATCGATTATTAAATCCAACAATAACAAGTTTTAAACATGATACTTATGACTATTCATCAGCCAATGGCATAATGGAACACACTATGACTATTGGTTACGAGGGTGTTAATTATTATGAAGGTGGTATTGATGGCACAAGCACTGATGGTCAAGGCAATGCAGTAGCGGGCGATTTTGGCAAAGACTTATATGATACAATTACTAGTCCAATAGCAAGACCTGGTTCAACTGCAAAAATATTAGGAAAGTTTGGTTTAGTTGATTCGGCAGGTGGTTTAGTCAGTGATATTGCAAGTGGAAATTATTGGGGTGCAATCCTAACAAGCGGTAGGGCTTACAATACGTTTAAAGATGTTAATATAGGCAGCTTAGCAACTAGTGAATTAAAAACAGGTGCTTTAAACTCAATAACAGGTACACCTAACAGAAACACATTATTCAATTTTCCTTCATCAAAGACCCCTAGATAATATGGCCATTACAAATATATCGACCCAACTTGATAACACAGTAAAAGTTTTTAATAACTTTTATACCAATCCAGTTAATGTTAATGCAACAGATTATGATGTGGTAAGATCATACTTTGTTGATGTATGTCAAAGCATTAATACTGCAGATAATTTTACAGCTATTCTTTTTAAAATAGCTGCATATACACAGGAATCACCAATGACACTTTTAGACTATATAAAAGGTAAAGTTGGTTTAGAACTTAGTGCGACAATGGCGTACTATTTAAATAGTTTAAAGAGTAAAACTACTCTTTATGGTGTAGCAAATCTTCCTGTACCAAATCCAAACGTTCAACGAAACATTCTTATTTAAAAATGGCAAACTGGGCACAAGGCATATATGAAGTTAAGAACCCAGAAAAATATATAGGTAATCGTAAACCTAAATATAGGTCTGGTTGGGAACTTACTTTTATGATGTTTTGTGACAACAACAATAGCGTATTAAAATGGGCTAGTGAGTCAATACGTATTCCATATCGTAATCCACTTACCGGAAAACAAACAATTTATATACCTGACTTTTTTATTTTATATGAAAATAAGTTTGGTCAAAAGCATGCAGAAATTGTAGAAATAAAACCTAAAAAACAAAGTTTAATTGAAAGCCGCGTAGCTAGCGCACGTGATCGTGCTACAGTGGCAGTTAATCATGCCAAATGGGCTGCAGCAAATGCCTACTGCAAAAATCAAGGAATCACGTTTAGAGTAATAAATGAGGATAGTCTATTTTATAATGGTAAAAAGAAGTAAATAAATACTATTATTATACGTAGATTATGACTAAAAAATTATCAGAACTTTTTGAGCTTCCAACTGACGATCTCCCTAATATTGCGGAAGAATTAGTCATAGATGTTCCAGAAGAAGTAACAACTCAAGCTTATACTAATTTAGAAAAGATTGAAAACGCATTACCTCAGGTTCGTGGACTTGAGGCAAGCGATACTGAAATGGATGAGTTGGCTGATCTAGCAAAGTCAAGTTATACAGATTTGATGGAACTAGGGATGCAAGTTGACAGTAGATTTGCAGCAGAAATATTCAGCACCGCAGGCACTATGTTAGGACATGCTATCACTGCTAAAACAGCTAAAGTGAATAAGAAGATTAAAATGATCGAATTACAACTTAAAAAAGCTGCGCTTGATGCAAAAGCTAATGACAAAATTAAAGAAATAGAAAACATACCCCAAGGATCAGGAACAACTTTAGTAGATAGAAATGAATTATTGAAATCTATATTGGGAAGCAAAAACGGAAATAATGATAAATAATACTATAGGAATTGAACCATGAAAACCTTTCGCCAATATTTAGTAGAAAGTGTGCGCACATATCGTTACACACTTAAGATAGCAGGAGATGTGGACAGTAAGTTTTTAGACTTATTGCGTATGAACCTCAAGAAGTTTGATCCTGTCAAAATTGAGGATCCTAAAACTACTCCAATCCAAAAAGATCCTTATGGATTTCCGGACATACACAACGAGCCAGTAACTATTATTAAGTGTGAATTTAAGTATCCAGCAACAGAACCTATGATTCAACAAATGGTTCAATTAATGGGTAAAAACGTTAATCAAGTTCGTTTAATCACAACAGAATATAATGACAGTATTAACCATGAAATAGATCAGTATGCAAACGAAGCTAGTCATAGTCCATTACTACTTCATACAGAATTAGAAGATGATGGCAAAGAAGCAAGCAAAGATTATGCAAATCAATACTTAGATAAGGTTGTTCCTAAGAAACCAACATTTGACTATCAGTACAGTGCAAAAAGAACACCTGATAGTCCTAATAAAACAAAAGAGGGCATTCAAACAAAAAGTCCAATGACAAATGTAAATCGCCCTTCTAAACCAGCAACAGGAGCTAGTTTTAACAAATGATAGATTTTACGACAAGTCAATTGACATGGATAGTTGTAGGCGCCTGCAGTTTAGGTGGCGGTGGCTATTTAACAATGACTTCGACAGTTGGTGATTTAGATAAAAAAATTGAAGTATCTAATGCCAAAGCAGAAGCTATGAATGAAAAACTGAGGTCATTAAAAACACAGTTAGATAGAATAGAAAATAAGATTGATTCGGGCAGAAAATGAAATCTAAAGATATTATAAAAGAAGCCAGTGTGATGGATGAACCAGGTGAGAAAAAAATACATAGAAATCCACTGGACCAACCACTATTTCCACCCCCAAAACAAAGACCTCCTACAGAAGGAGATAAATTCTTGGCAAGTATGTTACCTGGCGTAGGCACAGCAATGGATGTTAAAGACATTGCGGGCGGTGATTATTCTGCTATACCATATATGGCTTTGGGACTATTGCCAGGCGGTGGCTTATTGAAAAAGGGTGCTAAAACCCTTGGAAAGAAACTTTTTGGTAAAGCTGATGATGTTGCTGCTATTACTAAACGTGATGCACCTGAACTAACTACACCGCAAAGAAGTTATAAAGAACTTGATCGTCCTGCAGTTCAAAGAAAAGCAGATGCAGACGCAGCAGCGGCTAAGGCAGCAAAAGATGCAGAAAAAGCAGCAAAAGATGCAGAAAAAGTTGGTCCTGAAAAAACAAGATTAAAGACTGATGATGACTTACCAATAGTAGGTAAAACACCAACAGCTCCTAGACAGTTAACTCCGCAAGAAAAAGCACAAGAACTATTAAAAGGTAGGGGTTTTAAACAAGAGCCTGGAAGCGTAAGTGGTTTTAGACCTAAAAGTAAAAGCACTAAAACAGAGCAACCGCCAAAATCAGATTTACCTCCAACAACAAGTGGCCCTAAATTTGATCCAAACAAAGAATATTCTACAGGTTTAACAGTTCAAAAACCTTTCTCAGGTCAACCTAGTAAAACAAGTCCTGCTCCTAAAGCACCTGATAAAGCTCCAATTGCGAATGATCCATATGCTCAAAGAAAAGTTGTTGCTGCAGACTTAGCTGGTCACGCTGCACTAATATATTATTTGATGAATATGAAAAATAAACGGGCAGAAGATGGTGCAGTTGGTACTAATGACGGTGCAGTTCAGGTTTCCTTAGATCCCTCAGTTGGTACAGGAGAAAAATCAGGTAGTGATTCTAGTGCAGCAAAAGGTGAAAAAACTAAAGATGAAAAATCTGCAGACAATCAGAGTCCAAATGTTATAACTACACCGAAACCAGGTGAGACACCAACTGGTAATGAAAAAAATTCAAACAATCAACAAAATGTTAAACCATCTAGTGGAGAGCCGGAAGGAAAAAGTGATGGCAACGTTAGTAATGACGGAAAAAACAAAGGTAAAGAAACTGGACAAAATGACAAGAGTGAAAAGGGTACATCAGATTCAAGTTCATCCATAAAAGGTGATGTACCGACTACAGGTGGAGATGGTGGCACATCAGATACACCTAGTAAAGATAAGAAAACAACCACCTCAGAACCACCTAAGCCTCCTATTCAAAAAGATACAGGTAGTAGAGAAAAGGATAATGTTGATTTTCAAAATGATAAAAAGATGCAAAAACGTGAAAGACCTGATACAAATGAATCAGTCTTAAATAGATTAGTAAGTCTTTCTAATATAGGTACAGAAAAAATAACGGAGTCAAATACTATGAGTTTAGACATGAAATCAATGCTTCAATTACTAGATGAGGCATCAAAAATGGCCGATATAAAAGGCAAAAAGCATACTGGTAAGTATGGCAAAGAATACGATACTGATGAAGAAGGCGATGAAAAGTCTAAAAAGACTGAACCTGCTGAAAAGAAAGGACGCGGTCGTCCTAAGAAAGACTCTAATGTAGAAGCTGGTAAATATAAAGGTGCAGACGATGCAGCTAAACATATCATTGGTGGTAAAGCACCTAAGGGCAAATCAAATCTTCCAAGTAAAAAGCACACACTTAAAGATTGGTTTGAATCTAGTGAAGAAATGATCGCAGAAAGAGCAAAAAACAAATATGCTATTGGAATGGCTGCTGCTAAAAAGCAAGCAGGCTATGGTTCAAAACCAGCAACTGATCTTCCAAAGAGTGTGATTAAGAAGGGTCATGAAATTGCTAAGAAGATAAAAGAAGGGGGAACACAAATACCTAATCCTAATTTACCGCAGAAAAGTAAACTACCAGAGCCACCAGGCAATGTGGCGCCTCCTAGTTCAACAACTCAACGAAAGGCAGACCCAAATATGGCACCGGGTAGTAATGTTCAACCAGCCCCACAGCCTAAAAAACAAGATCATTTTGATCGTAGTAGCGATGAAGTGACAGAAACACTAAAAGGTGGTCAAAAGAATTTAGATAAGAATCATAACGGTAAGTTAGATTCACAGGACTTTAAAATGTTAAGATCAGGTAAAAAGAAAGTCAAAGAAGGTGTTAATTTCGCAGAAATGATGCGTGAAACACAAATGACTATTGAAGAAATGTTAGAAGGACTACAGCAAGAAATTGCTGAGTTTAAAGCTACAGGCAGTATGGGAGAGAAGTTACGTGATGCATTGGATATACATCGTCATAGTAACAAAGACAAATTAATGGGTGAAATGTCTATGATGAGTCAGCCTGTTGTAGAACAACCAGTTGAAGAAAGCCCGTTTACTTATGCAGCTAAACAAGCTAAAGCATCAGGACAAGATAGCTTTAAATTAGGTGGAGAAACCTTCCCAGTTAAAGAATCTGAAGAAGTAGAAGAAAGTTTTCCTGCGTATGCCAAAGGAAATCAAAAATTTGGTAAAGATGGTATGGCCAAATTAAGAAACGCAGCACAGGACGGTGCCAGTGAAAGAAAAATGGATCAGATCAGAGACAAGCATAACAAATATAAAATGAAGGAAGATGGTCCTGGCTCAGCACAACTATACGGTGACAGTGATAGGGACTTTAATCCAGTTAGATCACTTAAACAATTTGCAAACAAAGGCATTGATGCATGGAATGATTATGAGCAAGGGAAGAAAGAACGCTGGGATGCTGCTCTTGGTGGAAATGCCGGTTATATTCCAGGAACACTACCTAGATTTGATGTAGATAAAGATAAACCTGAAGGGGCGAAAGGCAAAATTCAAGAATTGCCTAAAACAGATTTTAAGATGAAGCCTGAACCTTTACCTGACATTACTGATCGTGAAAAGCCATACAGGGATGAAAGAACAGGTAAAATGGTTTATCCACCAAAAGGATTGAGTATTAGTGAACCATATGGAAAAGAAGCTATGAAAAAGAAACCCGTAAAAGAAAGTTTAGAATTTAATCTTTGGGACAGTCAACTTGAGAAAATGTTAAATGAAAGTCTAACTGTAACAACAACAAAAGGTGACCATGGTCAAGATGATAGCGTTAGTATCACTGCTAGTGGCGCGGACGCAGCAGACATAATGGCATTGGTACGCAATGCAGGGTTAGGTGGAATGGGAGGTGCTGAGGTTGCGCATGAACCTGAAGCTGAACCAGATCAACAGCTTTCAGCATATGGCGCACCTATTTCAGTTGATGTGGTGTCAAAAGATGATATGAGTTCAGGTGACGACATGTTATCACTTATTCAAAAACTAACAGGTTTAGAAACTGACATGTCACCAGAGGACAATGAAGAGGTATACACAGTTGATTCAGGTGAAGAAGATTCACACGATTATGAAAATGAAGAAGGTGAAGAAGATGAAAGCGAGAAGGAAGAGCAGGGAGAAGAAGGCTCTGATGAAGAAGATAGTGAAGATGAGGAAGAAAAAGTAGATGAAGCATATGGCCAAGCAGACGAAGGCAATGCATTTACCGGTAAATTAGCTCAAACACAACAAGGTGGTGAATTTGAGCTTGACGGTAAAAAGTATAAAGACACAAGTAGTTTAGAAGAAGGTGAAGGTATGTGTCAAGAATGTGGTATGTACGAAGGTGAATGCGGGCATGTGCGTGAAGGCGTTGTTCACACAGGCACAATTAAACCCACAGGTGATGGTGGTGAAGAATATGTACCAGAACCAGGATATCGTGTAAGAGCAACTTATGATCAAGGATCTACTGAAAAGCCAAAAATGGGTTTTGTAAAATCAGAGCCTGAAATGAAGATACCTCAAGCAACTTCTCCACAGAAGCCACAGGATAATACAAATGAAAACTTAGAAAGTGCCCGCCCAATAGAAGAAGAACTAGCTAACAGTGCTGATGACACTACAATGCAGGATATAAAGTACTTGATTAAGACACTTGCTGGTGGATTAAATGGAGAAAAGCGTGATCAAACAACCTTACCTTATACTGCAGTAAAAGTCACTGAGAGTAAACAAATGATTAATGAATGGAAGAAATTAAGTGGTATAAAATAATAAAACCACATTTTAGAATAGCTCGGATATCCGAGCTATTTTTTTGGGCAGAAGCTTTGTAAAATTACGATAAATACTAATATAAGGTAGAATTCCAAAATGGCTCAAGAAACTATAGACTTTGGTGCATATCCGAACGATCCGGATTCCGACGCAATTAGAACGGCATTTCAAAAAGTTCAAAATAACTTTACCGAACTTTATGCGATACAATACTTAACAGGTGTTTCCCAAGTTATTCCAGGAGCCGGCTTACAGGTAGATAATACAACAGGAAATGTTACGATTACTAACAGAATTCCTAATATAACTATTCAAACCCAACCAGGACTATCAATTGGTGTCACAGTTATACCAAATGCGAACGCTAATTCTGCAACAATTACTTCAGGATCTACTCCCTTTGTTTTAGGTTTTGCAAACAACGTTTCAATAGCTAATTTAACAGCAACAAGTAATTTACAAGGTAGACTTAATACAAATTCTAATGCACAACCAAATATTACAAGCGTAGGAAATTTAGTAAGCCTATCTGTTGTAGGGAACGTAAATGCCAATAACTACAACGGAAATAGTGTGGCAGTGTCATCCATACAGGCAACTAACATCTCAAGTCCTGGAGCAACTACACAACTTTTGTTAAACAACACAGGTAATATAGGAGCAAGTGCTAACTTAACATTTAGTGGTACGCTACTTAATTTAACAGGAAGTGCAAACATCAGTGGTCAACTTAGCATTGTAGGAAACACAACCTCAAATAATTATTTTGGAAATAGATTAATAAATGGCAATAGTAATATTACGATAAATGCAAACTCAACTATAGTTTTAACAAGCGCAAGCAATGCTACATTGACAGTTTCATCTACTGGAGCAAACGTAACAGGGATCGCAAACATTTCAGGTAATGCAACTGCAGCTAATTTCAGAACCGGCGGTCTAGTATCAGCAACAGGCAATGTCACTGGCAATAATTTCATTGGTAATTCATTAATAAATGGTAACAGTGAAATAGAAGTTAACTTGAATAGCAATGTTGTAATAATTGCTAACAGTGTATCTACTGTAAACATTACTTCCGCTGGAGCTAACATTACAGGTTATGCAAATATATCAGGTAATGCTAATTTAGGAAATTTAGGCACACAAATAATTACTGCAACAGGTAATATAACTGCACTAAATTTTTTAACAGGTGGTAACATTAGTGCAACAGGAAATTTAATATCCAACAATATTAATGTTAGTAACGTAATCAGCGCAACAGGAAATATTTTTACAGCAAATGCAAATATTACAGGCTTTATTACTGCTACAGGAAATATAACAGGTTCAAACTTATTAACTGGTGGGATTATAAGCGCAGGTGGCAATATTACCGGAGCTAATATATTTGGAACTAATATATCTGCTACTGGTATTATAAATTCCTCATCAAACATTACTGCAATAGGAAATGTACACGGAAATTATTTTATAGGAAACGGAAGTCAACTTACAGGAGTAATCGGCTCAACACTTACAGGCACAGCACCGTCAGCCAATGTAAGTTATTTTGCAAATATTACTACGTCTAACAATGCCAATACAGTTAATTATCTTCCTTTCGTTAATACAACAAGCGGCAATGCTAATTTTATTGCAGATGCAAATTTAAATTATAATCCAAATTCAAAAGTGTTTACCGCTGGGGCTTTAAGTATTGTAGCAAATATAGCGGCAGGAAATATTATTTTAACTGGCGGAGCTAACACTGCTAATTCTACAATTTCAGTAAGGAATATTACAACTGGGGCAAACACAACTACAGGAAAAATCACAGGAAATTGGTCATTAACAGCTGGTTCGTTATTTGTCGCTACCTATGCTGACTTGGCAGAGTTCTACGCCGCGGATGAAAAAATAGAACCCGGTACAGTAGTTATGTTTGGTGGTGAGTATGAAATTAAAGTTTGCAACGAACAAAATTCAACTAAAGTAGCAGGAGTAGTTTCAACAGAGCCTGCTTATGTAATGAATGGAATGTTAAAAGGAGATTTTCCAACAATGGTAGCTTTACAAGGACGTGTGCCTGTCAAAGTTACAGGTAAAATTGAAAAAGGTGACATGTTAGTAAGTGCAGGAAACGGCTGTGCAATGTCTGATTCTTTCCCAGCAGTTGGTTCAGTTTTAGGAAAAAGTTTAGAAAATTTTGATGGTGAATATGGAATTATCGAAGTTGCAGTAGGAAGATTATAAGGAGCTATAATGATAACAGTGGAAATATTAAAACAATTGTGTCCAAAAACTAAAGAAAGCGTTTTACAAAAATATGCACTTTCTTTACATGAGACAGCAGAATATTACGATATGTACGTTAACAAAAAACGTGCTGCAGCATTTTTAGCACAAGTTGCTCATGAAAGCGGCGGATTTAATTTTGTTAAAGAGAATTTAAATTACAGTGCTAAAGGTTTAATGGGAACCTTTAAAAAGTATTTTCCAACCGAAGCTTTGGCAAAAGAATATGAACGTAAACCAGAAAAAATTGCAAATCGTGTTTATGGAAATCGAATGGGTAATGGTGACGAAGCTTCAGGCGACGGATATAAATTTTGCGGAAGAGGCCTCATTCAGTTGACTGGTAAACAAAACTATACTAAATTTGCAAATGATTTAGGAATTAGTGTAGATGAAACTGTAAAGTATTTGGAGACACCTGAAGGAGCAGTAAGTAGTGCGGGTTGGTTTTGGGATACAAATAATCTCAATTCATACTGCGATAAAGATGATTTTATTGGATTAACAAAAAGAATTAATGGTGGAACGATTGGATTAGAAGATCGTAAGCATCATTATGAATTAGCACTAAAACTTTTATAAAATGTCACAACCTATTTGGATAACTACTTCAGGATTTTTAGGAAATTTTCCTTCAACACCACCTATTGAAATTGAATTAAAGGCTGAACCTGTTTATCCTGCATTACGTATTACTTACACAAAGCTAAATGGCACTTTTCCAGAGGGTGTAACTTTAAAAACTGTTAATAATGTTTGTGTAATTAGTGGTGATTTATCTGGTGTAGATTCTCCTACTAATTTTAAATTTACCGTAAGAGCCACTGATGAAGTAGGAAATATTGCTGATAGAACTTTTAATTTTACTTTGCTTACAGCAGAAGCTCCGACATTCGTTAGATTTTCAGGTAACTTAATTAGTGTAGTTGACAGTTTTTATGTTGATTATAAAATTCAATATGAAACAAATGTACCGAATTTAACAGGCAAGTTTTTCATAAGCTCAGGTGAACTACCTCCTGGATTGTTTTTAAATGAGGACACAGGTGTAATTTCAGGTTATCCTGCAGCCCCAATTACGCTAAATGGTGAACCCACTGTAAAATATTACACTTTTACATTAAATTTTGCCAGTGTTTTGGGGAGCATTTACACCACTTACATAATAACAGTTAATAATATACAATTAACAGCTAGTTATCCTAATCCAAGATTTCCTGTGATTTTAAATTATAAGCCTTTTGCTATACCATTAAATCAATCTGATCCATATTATAGTTACTATTTAATTGATGGGAAAAAAATTCCTGTTCTTAAAAGTGGCGACTTTTTTAGCTTTAAAGTTATAGGATATGATTTTGATGGTGGTACGTTGACATACAATTATGAAGGATTGCCTCCTGGATTAATAGGGGATACAAAAACAGGTTGGATAACTGGAGTTGTCAATATAGGAATAGGATTAAGTGAATATGTATTCAATGTGCATCTGACTAAAAACTCTAATGGATTAATGAGCGAGATTGTTGAATTTTCACTTATCGTGTCAAATGAAATTGTAAATGATATTGAATGGATATCACCAACTAATTTAGGTACTGTTTACAACAATTCAATAAGCACACTTAAACTTGAGGCTTCATCAACTCAGAATTTACAATACAAATTACTTTCAGGTGCTTTGCCCCCAACATTAACCTTAAATAGTAATGGAGAAATTCAAGGCAGAATTCCATTCCAACCTATTGATAAATTATCAGTAACAGGCACAACAAATACGTTTGAATTTACTGTAGAAGCTTTTACTCCTCAATATCCTCTTGTCAAGAGTCAAAAAACTTTTAATTTGTCAATTTACCAATATTTTGCTGAGGTTACAGAAAATGTTTATATGAAAGCAAGTCCTCCAATATCAGAAAGAGAACTAATTAACCAATTATTAAATGACACAACCTTAATACCAGATGAATATATTTACAGACCGAGCGACGAAAACTTTGGTAAAGCAAAAAATATAAGCTTTGTACATGCTTATGGAATAAAGGCCAATAACATAGACAAATATATTGAAGCTATACAAAAAAATCATTACTGGAGAAATTTAACTTTAGGTGAATTAAAAACCGCAATTGCAAGAGATGATGACGGTAACATAATTTATGAAGTTGTTTACAGTCAAATAGTTGATGATTATATCAATGACAAAAATAAAAGTATTTCAGAAGAAATACAATGGCCTACCTATGTAAGTGAGGAGTTAGGTCCATGGTTAACTAGTGAAGGATTTTTATATACGAGTTTTTCAGATTTAAGTTTTCCTTTACCTGAAAATCAAAATGTAGATTTTTTTACAAGTTTAACACCAGGATCTGAAAGATATTTTTATCCTGCTAGTTTGCCAAATATGAAAAAAAGAATCGAGCAAAATTTAGGGGTTGATTCTAATAGTAACTTGTTACCAAAATGGATGACTACACAGCAATTAAATGAAAGTGTAATTGGATATACTAGAGCATGGGTTATATGTTACACTGTACCAGGTAGATCCGAAGAAATTGCAAATAATATTAAAAATAATTGGCCACATAAATTAAATAATATTAGTTTTGTAGTTAATAGATTTTATGTGGATAAAAGTTCAACATTTAATTACAATACTTACTTAAGTATTCCGGGTTGGCAGGAATTACCTAGCGGTTATCCAAAACCTGTCAAAACAGATGAAAACGATTTGGTTATAACATTTCCCCAAAAAACAATTATACCTTAATCTCACAATAAATAATGTATTGGAAGAATATTTATGAGTTCAATTAACACAAACAACATTAATGTAAACTACCCAGTAGCTGGAATTAATAATAGCACACAGGGATTTCGGGATAACTTTACCTCTATTAAAACTAATTTAGATACAGCAGGTGAAGAAATATCCGATTTACAAAATAAGGCTGTCGTCAAAGCTGCATTAAACGGCTTTGAAGTTAACAATGATATGGCTAACACATTGATAAGCAATGCTTTAACGAGATCATTTAGAGCAAGTACATATAACTTAGGCACTAATGTACAGGGAAATGTTACAATTAATGTTCCTGCAGCAGATGTACATTATGGTACAATAACAGCAAGCACAACATTTTCATTTGGGGGTTGGTCACCTGACGGCACAAAAAGCAGCATTGAACTTAGACTAGCAGTAGGTAATGCAAATGCTACTATTACTTTTCCAAGCACATCAACTGATGTTAACAATGTGCCGTATAGTGGAATGTCATATACTGCATTATTGCTTGAAAATTATTCAAGCAATGCTGCTCCGGCTGCAAACACAACTTACACTAACCAAATTTCTATTCCAAATGGGGTTCAAAATCTTAACTTCATAATTTCAACTTTAAATTGTGGAAACACATTAGATATTTATCCAACAAATAGACCAATAAAATCGACCTTTATTGCTAATGGAACACCAACTGTGTCAAACGTATCTGCAACAGGAAGCATAACTGCAGCAACAAATACAACTACAGTAACAGGATCGGGTACGCTTTTTACTACTGAATTAGTCGCAGGAAGAGTAATATTAGATTCTGCAAATGCTGTTGTGGGTACCATTGCAACGATTGCAAGTAATACCTCCTTAACTTTAACAGCAAATGCAACAACTGCAGTAGCAGGTGCATCATATCGTAGGCAATTGCCTATTGGTGGCATAGGAGACACGACAGGTGCTATTAGAACTGATGGTAACTCCATATATCTTTGTACCGCAAATTACTCTGGTGGAAACACTACAATTTGGAAAAAAATCACACCTAGTTCTTACTAAGTAAATAAATGAATGCAGCATCCATTTATTTCTGACCTTTCAGATAAATCTATTGAAGATTTATTAAAAACCATTTCGGACTTAAATCAAAAACTCAACTTTTCTTATCGTACCCAAAACGGGGCATTAATTAATCAACTCAAAATGGCATTAGAAAGTTATAATAGCGAGTATAAGAAAAGAATGGACGAAATATACAAGAAAAATAAAATTGATAATAAAATTAACGTATCAGCAGACAAAAAATGACAGCAAGAATAAAAAAATCCTTTTCTTTTCAAGCTGGTGTTTATTTCAACGAACATTTCTATCTTAATTATTACACAGTTTCGATTTATTTTAATATTGAAACGGAATCAATATTAGAACAAGGTGTAGCAATGGAAAGAATTTCTTACTTTATTAATAATAATTTAGAAAGTTCGGTTTTTATAAATCAAACTAATCCATCACAGATAGAAAAATATATTGATGCGTCGATAAAAGTTTGTACGCTTCCAGCGGATCCGTTTGATCAAATTATAGCTATAATGTTGGTTAAAAAATTAAATGCTATTATGGAAGGAAGGATGATCATAACTGATGTAAGTGTCACCTCACTTAGTAGTGATGACATACATTGTTTACATTCAATTGAAGAAAACCATGGTCCATTTAATGAATTGGGCTGGTGGGACGAAAGTTCCCCAAAATATAATAGTCTCAAGTCAATTAAATCCGCCAAATCTAAAAAATTAGTAAAACTAGTAAGACCAATTAATAATTGGGAAGATTTAAATTTAAGTTTTACTAGTAAGCCTGAAATAGACCTTCAAGAAAGGTCGGAAGTTGTTTTTTTAAATTTTGACAAAAAAACGGACAGATAGTCTTTGCAAATTTTTGAATAGTTTGCTATAATTACAGAATGCACACAGATAAATTTGGTAGACAAATTTTAACCGAAAATGATTTATGCAACTTTTATTTAGCCGATCCGTCTAAAAATATTAAAAGTTGTATAATTGAGCATGACATTTCAATCTCATCAGATTTAGAAATACATAATCTACCTAACTTTATATCCTATGTAGAAGAAACCATTGACATAGAGACATGGGATAATTTACAACAACAAAAATTTTTTGTACCAGACAGTTATAGAACCTTTAATATTGCAGAGTATATTTTAGACAAATGCAACTCTGAAACGGAATTGCAACGTGCGGGACAGGAATTACTTTTATATCAGGAGCGTAATTTATTTCCATTACTACTTTATTTAAAATATTTGGTAGATATTATGAAAAGAGAGAAAATTGTTTGGGGCGTTGGTAGAGGATCAAGCGTAGCTAGTTTTGTATTATATTTACTAGAGGTTCACAGAATAAATAGTTTGTACTATGATTTATCGATAGATGAATTTTTAAAATCGTAAGGAGAATAAAAAATGTCAAAGTATAGAACAGCAAAAGGAAGCGTAGTAGATATGGGAGCATTATCTATACGTAATGAAAAAGTTAGGGCAGTTGGCAACATGAGAGCAAATGCTAGGGGAGACCTAGTAGACAACCAAAATAGAATAATTCAGGGCGCATCTACAAGAGTACATGAAAGTTACAATAAAACAGTTGTAGCTGCTCCAAAACCTGTGATAAGTCAACCACCTGTGATAAGAAATCAATTTGATCTGAATAAATTCGACGAGGAGTAATAATAAATTTATGAAATTTCAGTACGAAGCTACAAAGGTTTCGGGGCTAAGAGCCTTAGGAGATAATATCATTGTTTGTGATATGTCTTTTGATATGAGGATTACCCAAAGTGGACTCATACTACCCAGTGACGATATGAAAAACTCTGGTATACGCCCAAGATGGGCAAAAGTCTATGCACTAGGCCCTGAACAAGATTCAGTTAAAGTTGGGCAATATGTCCTAATTGCTCACGGTCGTTGGACTCGCGGTATTAAAATTGAAGATAGTGAAGGAGTAAAAACTATTCGTAGAGTTGATCCTAATGATATACTTTTAATTAGTGATGAACCTGTTCAAGACGATACTATGGGAGAAAAGGTAATTTAATGAAATGGTTTGATAATTGGTTCGCAAAAAAGTGTAAAGAAGCGTGGGAAAATTCTAATACTGGTATAAAGATAAGTGATAGGGATATAGAAATGCAAAAAGCTTTTGCTATGAATCAAGCTTCCATAAATAAATTACCAAGTTCATTAGCACTACACCCTTCTCCAAACACTCAGTCAATAAATTTTCAAATTTATCCTGCTGTTGGAGGTCATGTAGTAGAGGTACATTTTGCAGAGCCAGCTTCTTATATTGTTAATAACGCTGTCCCGCAAAAGTCACTACACATAATACCTAATACAGAAGATTTGGGTATTGCTATCAGTAAAATTATTACATTGGAAATGCTTAAGAAATGAAGAATCAATTATGGGTTGAAAAATATCGTCCAAGTACAGTAGACGAATATGTTTTTGTTGATAACAAACAAAAAGAACAAATACAGGGCTGGATAACAGACGAATCAATTCCTCATTTACTTTTTAGTGGTGATCCCGGTACAGGTAAGACAACACTTGCTAAGGTTCTTATAAATGAATTAGACGTAAGTGAATATGATGTACTAGAAATAAATGCAAGTCGTGAAAATAGCGTTGATGTTGTGCGAAATAAAATATTAGGTTTCGCACAAACTATGCCTTTTGGTGCATTTAAAATTGTCTTACTTGATGAAGCAGATTATTTGACGCCACAAGGTCAAGCTGCATTACGTAGTGATATGGAAACATATCATCAAACATGTAGATTTATACTTACATGTAACTATGAATACAGAATTATCCCTGCACTTAAAAGTCGTTGTCATCAAGTTCATATAAGTAAAACTGATTTGGCAGAATTTACAGCACGTGCCGCTACAGTTCTATTAAATGAATCAATTGATTTTGATATTGATGTACTTGACACATATGTTCGTGCAACATACCCAGACTTGAGAAAATGTTTAAATCAATTGCAAGTCAATAGTAGCACAGGAAAACTTGTTGCGATACAAGAAGTGGGTAACACAGAGGATGATTTACTAATTAAGGCTACAACACTTTTTAAACAAGGAAAAATTGCTGAGGGCAGGCAAGAATTAATGCAATATTTAGATATGCATCCTACAAGGTTAGAGGATATATATCGTTGGATGTATAACAATTTGGATCTTTGGGGAGACAATACGGAAAGCCGTGATGCAGCAATTATTAAAATTAGAAACGGTTTAGTAAATTTAACATTGGTAGGTATCCCTGAAATAAGTTTAGCAGCAACATTAGCGGAGCTTACACAGTGAGATATTTTTTAGTTACTTTTAAAAAGAAGGCTAATGGTCAAATTGACGAAGAGGTTGGCATTAGTAGACATCTTAGAAAAAATGATTTGCAAATGTGTAATATAATTCTAGATTACACAGAAAAAAAGGTATCAAAATGTCTTATTGACGGTAAGGTAATGCCAACCGATTGGGAAACAATTAATGAATATTATAAAAAAGTTTATCCAAATTTGATACAAAGTCTAGAAGATACAAACAAACAGGGGCAATGAGCCCCTGTTTTTTATTCGTACATTCTTAATATGTGTTCTATTAAGTAATGTCGTTGAACATCTTTGTAGTCAAACTCACAAAGTTTAATACCATCAATACCCTTTGTTTTAATTCTGTGTTGTAAATCTAGTAAACCATTATCAAGTTTTTTTCTGTCTGTTTGTTCTATGTCTCCTGTGATAATAATTTTACTTCCTAAACCTATCCTAGTCAAAATCATCTTGATTTGATTCGGTGTGCAGTTCTGTGATTCATCAACAATAATAAAGCTATTTTTGAAATTTCTACCTCGACAAAATGCTAGGGGTGCTATTTCTATTATTTGTTCTTCTAGCATGTGGGTTATTTCCTTAGCTGTATAATAATCACGAAGTACATCTAACAATGGTCTTGTCCAAGGTTCCATTTTAGCGTTTAAATCGCCTGGAAGAAAACCATGTTTTTCATCATCAACACTTACTGCTGGTCTTGTTAAAATGATTTTTTCAATTTCTTGATTTTTTAGAGCTTTTATAGCTGCTAGCATAGCTAGATATGTTTTGCCCGTACCGGCTGGACCAGAAGCTATTACTATGTCTGTATTAGGATTTAATAACTCTAAAACGTAGGTTTCTTGATTTGTTGTTTTTGGAATAAGTTGTATTACTTTACTTTTTTTGGGTCTGTAAGTGTCAAACTGTATTGTATTTGTTTCGTGTGTGTAAAACGTCTGATTTGAATTTTTTCTTGAATTTGTCATTTTTGTGTCTGCTTTACGTAAAGCACCTGTTTTTCTCTTGCTCAAGTTTTTCTCCTATAAATTACATTGAGTTGACTACTCAAAAAATATTTAGAACTATTAAGGACAGTTAAAATGATACATTTTTTAGCTTGAAAAGACGATAAATATTATGCTGTCCAGTAAATATCCAAAAATCGTATCCAGCACTTTATAGATAAATACTAGTACTATGAAAAATTTACCTGCAAACGAGTTTTTTAACGATTTAGATTATCCCAGCATTATTGACACTATTCATGGTGTTTACACAAGTGACGGGTCAATGACTATTTTATTGGATTTTGAACGTGTTTTAGACGAAGCTGATTTGTATGCTTTTAAAAACTGGGATTTGGGTGAATTAGTTGACGGTCCTGATATCAAAAAATACACGGTTACTTGTATTTTTATGTGGCCAGAAAAACTCATGCCTGACCCTAGAGGTGGGAAACGTCTTTTAGGGATAGGATGTTCTGTGCATTTTAAGAAAACTAAAATTGAAGTCCCTATTGAAATTAAGACCTCAAACGATTATAAACCAGGAACACATTATCCTAAAATGATCGAAAGATCGGTTTGGTTAGTTAGAATAGAAATGCCTAAACAATTGATGAATGAAATTAAAGAGGGTTCTATTGATTTAGCAGATCAAACTATAGACTTAGATGAGTTAGAGGAAGCCTACGAACAAGATTACGATAAAGATACTGAGCAGGATGATAGTTTAGATAATATGGACGCAATGGGTCCTGCACAAATGCCAATGCCGGGACCTGCAACACCTGCTGGCCCAGCAGCACCAGGAGCCCCAGTATGAAGCAATTAAATGAAGGATTAGATTATAAAGATTTTGTGGGACAAATTATACCTACATTGAGCATTGATGAATATGAAGCTAAAACAGGAAGTGACGATGAAACGGTAACACTTGCTTTTATCGTTAAGGGTAAACAGGCAAGTCAGGATTTAGCAAGTTGGTTTGAAAAAGGTTACGATTTTGTAATTGATGCTCAAATTAGCAAAGGCGAAATTAGGCGTGGTAGACATGTTGTATTTGTTGAAATGGAACGCAGAACTAAAGTTCCAGAAAGAATAATAGAAATGCTAGAAGATTTAACCACATTGTCATCACTCAAATTAGAGGATTGGACTATTCAGGTTAATGATATTGAAATTAGTGCTGATATAGAGGAATTAAAATCAAATATAATTTTATCCCCGCATCTTTATAGAGAATCCAAAGAATCGGATCTAAATGAAATGCGTGAGTTATCTGGCTTAGAACCACATAAACTTTTTAAAGAACAAGATAAAGAAATAAAAGCATATAAAGCAATCGCTGGATTATAAAAAGGAGCAATTATGGGAACAACTTTACTAGCAAAAAAAGCGGATCATGGAAACAATGCATTTGGTGGCGTATTCGGGGATGTACAAGCAGATTCAAATAGTTTTGGAGCACCGCAACCAATGCAACAACCAATGATGCAACAATCAATGCAACAACCAATGATGCAACAAGGGGCAGCATCACAGCCAATGTATAACACACAGGCGGGTGATAACGCAGCACAAGGTGCAGAGTTCGTAAAGAATGACAACACAGATTGGATCAACAAAAAATGGCGTCCAGTTATGGGTTGGGTATATATGGCAACATGTACAGCAGACTTTGTTGTATTCCCAGTATTATGGAGCATATTACAAACATTACAAGGTGGTCAAGTTACAAGTCAATGGCAACCATTGACACTACAAGGCGCAGGATTATATCACATTGCAATGGGCGCAGTTCTTGGTATCGCTGCTTATGGTCGTACAAAAGAAAAAGTAGCAGGAGCAGCAGGATAACCATAAATATTTGATTATTAACAAAGGTATGTTATAATCAATTATGGACCATTACAATACATTAGGCGTTGATAGAAACGCCTCACAAGAAGAAATAAAACAAGCCTATAGGAGATTAGCAAATATTCATCACCCCGATAGGGGTGGTGATACAGCTAAGTTTCAAGAGATTCAATCGGCTTACGACACGCTATCTAATCCCCAAAAAAAAGCAGAATACGATATGCCTTCTCATGGTTTTCCAAATCAAGGAGGTTTTGGATTCACAGGATTTCCTGGGGGATTTAGTTTTCACACAGGTGGTATAAACATTGATGATATTTTTGGCCAGATGTTCGGACATCAACGTCATCATATGCCAACATACAAAACTATAGTTACATTAACATTGGAACAAGTTTACAGTGGTGGAGATCAAGTATTAAGTTTTGTTACAAATAATGGACCTCAAACTGTTAGGATTGATATTCCTAAAGGAGTTGAAAATGGTCATCAAATAAGATATGATAATTTAATTCCCAATGCACATTTAATCGTTGAATTTCGTGTACATGATCATCAGAAATTTCAAAGAACTGGATTAACACTTATAAGTGAAATAGATGTAAGTGTTCTTGATTTAATTGTTGGTACAACGATAGATTTTGTGACAATATCAGGGAAAACATTTAATGTTTTAATAAAACCAAAAACACAACCTGGAACTACCCTGCGTGTAAATGGACAAGGATTGACAAATGGACATAGTACAGGAGACCAATTATTGTTGATTAAACCATTCGTACCTGATAAAATTGACAATGATATACTAATGAGTATTTTGCACTCTAAAAATAAAGGAAATTAAATTGAATAATTCTGTTGAAATTGAATCAATTATTGAACAATCTATTGTTTTGGCTAAAGAAAGAAACCACGAATATTGCACAGTGGAACATTTACTTTTAGCTTTAGTTAAACATGTACCCTTCAAAAAATGCTTAGAGCAGTTTGGGGCTGATGTAGAAAATTTATCAAAAGAATTGTCTAACTATTTGGATAGTTTAAAATCTATTGAAGTTATAGTTGATCAGGGACAAGAAATACAACCTAAAAAAACAAATAGTTTAGAAAGAGTTATTAATCGTAGCGTGACACAGGTACTGTTCACTGGTAGAAAAAATGTGACTACAGTTGATCTTTATCTCAGTATTATGAATGAAAATAATAGTCATGCAAATTATTTCCTTTTAAAATATGGAATACTCAAAAACGAATTTCTTCCTCATTGGCAGAAAACTTACAAGGGTGCAGAATATTCTGGGAATCTCACTGATAGCCAAGCAAACGAAATTCTTGATGAATATACGATAAATCTAACAAAGATGGCACAAGAGGGAAAACTTGAGCCACTAATTGGTCGCAGTACTGAACTTAATGATATCATTAATGTTCTTGCTAAACGCTTTAAATCTAATGTATTGATGGTAGGTGATCCGGGTGTTGGTAAGACAGCTATTGCAGAAGGTCTTGCTACTATGATTGTTGAGGATAATGTTCCTGAATTCTTAAAGAACCATGAACTATACAGTTTAGAAGTCGGTATGCTACTTGCGGGCAGTAAGTATCGTGGTGATTTTGAAGAAAAAATTAAAAACATTATTGATGCATTGAATACGAAAAAGAAAGCTATCCTTTTTATTGATGAAGCACATACAATGAAAGGCAGTGGTAACACCAATAATGGTAGTATTGATTTTGCAAGCATGATTAAGCCTGCAATTACTAAGGGCACATTAAAGATTATTGCAAGCACTACTTGGGAAGAGTACTACGAAAGCTTTGAGAAGGATCGTGCATTGATGCGTAGATTCTATCGTGTTGGTATTGATGAGCCAAGTCACGATAGCACTATTCGTATCTTACGTGGATTAAGTCAAAGACTAAATGATTTTCATAATGTAAAAATCTCAGAGGAAGCAATTGAGGCAAGTGTTGATTGTTCTTCACGTTACATCCATGATCGTAAGAATCCAGATAAAAGTATTGACTTACTTGATGCAGCCTGCGCTAAGCAACGTGTATTAGAAAATAAGGAAGCAGAAATTACTAAAGAGCTTATCTACGAACAAGTTGAACGATTTACGGGTGTTCCTGCAGATAAACTTAGTAACGATTACAGTGATAGAATTAAAACTCTTGAGCAAAATGTAAAGGATAAACTTTATGGTCAAGATGATGCTGTAAACAAGGTTCTTGAAAGAATCTATGTTAGCTTTGCTGGTATTAATAACGAAACGAAACCAGTTGGTAGTTTCTTGTTCTTAGGTCCTACTGGTACTGGGAAAACTGAACTTGCTAAACTACTCAGCAAGAACCTTGACATGCCATTGCTCAAGTACGATATGAGTGAATATGGTGAGAAACATAGTGTCGCTAAACTAATTGGTGCACCTCCTGGCTATGTAGGATACGGTGAAGGTAATCTAGGTGGTGGTAAACTAATAAATGACTTAAGCAAGAACCCATACTCTATTATGTTGTTTGATGAAGTCGAAAAAGCACACCATGAAGTTTTTGACATTTTCTTACAATTACTTGACGAAGGACGTGTTACGGGAAGTAACGGCAAAGAAGTAAATGCTAAAAATTGTATCATCATCATGACAAGTAATTTGGGTGCAAGTGATAGCGAACGTAATGCGATTGGCTTCGGAGCCCAAGAAAAAACAGGCGAAGATGACAAAGCTATGAAAGAGTTTTTTAAACCTGAGTTTAGAAATCGACTTGATTTAGTATGCAAGTTTAACAAATTAGATTCACTTGCAATTAAGAAAATTGTTGTTAAATTTACGGAAGATTTAAAAAAGGCTTTGAAAAACACACACGATATTAATTTAAATTTAAGTGAACCTGTGGTTGATTACATTGCCGAAAAGGGGTACGATAGCAAAATGGGTGCTAGACCATTAGCACGTAAAATTGACGAGTGGATTAGAGTTCCATTATCTAAAAAAATTGTTTTTGAAAATGTTAAAAATGCTAACGTATTTGCAATACTAAAAGGTGATGAAATTGAATTTACAGTAACGCCAAAAGTTACTGCATTTGTTGGATATGATGGAGTAATTACAGTTGAATAATT